AATGCTGGTGATAACCCTGCTAACTCAGCACTAAGAACTGGATCTAACTGGGGTGTAACTTATGATATCGACCAGATTCCTATGGTTGAAATCTTTGTAAACACACCATTGTCCAATGGTCTAAAATCTTAATTTTTATTAAGATTAAAATGTGGTCATCAAACCTCACCAAATATTGGTGGGGTTTTTTCTTTACGCTACAATAAAACTAAATTACTTTATCAATCGTGGCAGCTACTATAAACGCAACTATAAAAAGTGAAACTGCTAATAGTTATGTCACATTGACAGAAGCTAATAGTTATTTTGAAACAGTTCCTGATTCAAGTACATGGACTAATAAAACAGATGATCAGAAGAATAGATCATTAATAGCAGCTACAAGATGGATTGATACTTTTGTATTTCAAGGTGATAGGTGTGACGAAAATCAGGCATTAAAGTTTCCAAGAACAAATTATCAGGTAGATAGAGTTGAGCTTAGTTGTTCTACTATTCCTTTAAATATTAAATATGCACAATATGAATTAGCTAGAGCTTTAGCAAATGATACTGGTGCTATTACTGGTACTACTGGTAAAGATGGTAATTTTTCTGAAGTAAAACTAGGAGATTTACAAGTTAAATATAATACTGAAAGTCAGGGTACTGGTTCTGTAAATAATATTATGGATGTTTATCCATGGTTACAAAGTTATCTTGGAGCATATATGCTAGGTGGAGCAGGTACTTTTCAAATGAGGGTAGTTAGAGGATAATGGCAGGTCAATTAGATAGTTTATTTAAAAGTGTTGCTAAACAGATTGTTGCTGATCTAGGTAATTCTTTTGACTCGACTATTACTTATGTAAAAAAAGGACAATCAAGCTATAACATTGATACAGGTGAAGAAGTTAGTATTGATACTACTTATTCTGATATAAAAGCACCAGTTGAATTTGTTAGATCAGAAGAAGAAGGTGATCAAGAAATGAGAGAAGCAAGAATTTATATAACACCTGATCTTATTGGAGATAATCAACCAACTTTAAATGACGAAGTAAAATTAACTTATGCTGGATCTACTAGAGTTGGACAGATAACAAGTATTGATACAAAACAAGGTGGACAAACTTATTTATTTACATTATTAGTGAGGTTCTAATGGCAAAAACAGATATAGAAAACATAATGCCAGATTTAGATGCTCAACTTAATGAGGCATTTAATTCAATGATTGGAGATGTTTTAGCTGATCTTGCAACTGAAGCTAATAGTCCAGTTTTTACAGGATTTTTAGCATCAAGTTGGAGAGCACAAAAAAGTCAAGTAAGACAACAAGATAGAGTTGAAGATTTTGAACCTTGGGCATCCATAAAAAGAGAACATAGCAAACTTAATTTACCTAAAGGTGGAGAAGGTTGGACAAGAACAAAATCAAAACCATCTAATCCATTTATCGAACCTAGATTTTCTCCTCCTACTTTTGATTACAGAAAAGGATGTTTCATCGGTAATCAAGCTGAGTATTCAAGTTATGTCGTTGAAGATCCAAGAATAGCAAAATATGTAAAAAATGATATAAGAAATACTATCGATAATAATTTTAAAGAGAAAAAACCTGGTGCTATTAAAATTGGTTCTGTTCAGAAAAAAGTTTACTTTGGTAAAGGTAGTAAAAAAGGTAGAAAATATACTGGTACTTCTGAAATTTAATTATGACTTTAGTTAACACAAGAGCAGCTTTTGAAAAAGCAGTAACAGATAAAGTTTTTGATGTAGATCCAACTGTATTAATGGTTTATGATAATGTTCATTTTACAAATCCTGGTAAGACAAAAAAATACATAATTATGACCATAGATTTTGGACAATCTACTTTACAAAATCAGGGAGCAGCTTCGGATTATTATGCTGGAATTATTCAGTGTAATGTTTATTGTCCAAAGGGTAAAGGAACTTCAGTTTTATCTGAAATATCTGAAGCTGTTGTAGATGGACTTACTTCTGTTAATGCTTCTGGCTATATAGATACTTTTAGTTGTAAGCCAAGAGTTCTTGATATTACTGGTCCAACTCCCTTGAATATTGAGGATAGAAGTCACTTTGTAGGTGTAATATCTTGCCAATTTACCGCTAACGCTTAATATAGTAGAGTAATATAATTTTGATATGACAAGAGCAGTAGACCTACTCAAAAACAGGTTTGGAGTTTCACAACTTTACAAGCACGAAATTAAACAGGATGATGAAATTATTCTTACTGTTTACTGGCATCCTTTGACCATTGCTGAAAGAGAAGCAATACAAAAGAAAGCTAATTCTGATGATGTTAATGATTTTGCATTACAATTAATGATTGAAAAATCATTAGATAAAGATGGCAATAGACTTTTTCAAGATGGAGATAAGGCTTCACTTAGAAGAGAGGTTGAAGCAAGTATTTTACAAGACATACAGTTAGCTATGATTAACGCTGGTGTTGATAAGGAGGTTGAACAGGCTAAAGCCGATTTAAAAAGCTAATAAAGATTGGCAGTTTATTTATTCTCTAGCAAAAACATTACATAAAACTGTAGCTGAATTATGTAACACATTAACTATTGAAGAAATGATAGGGTGGATTGCTTATAATCAATTAGAAAATGAAGAATATGAAAAACAAAGAGAACAAGCACAAAGATCTAGTGCTTTACGAAGTAAAAAGAGGTAATATAGAGAAAATGTTTTAATTTTTATAGCAAGTGTCTAATTATAAAGTTGATATTGGTGTAAAAGTTAGAGGAGAAGAGCTTAAAAGATTTGGAGAGCAGTTACAAAAAACTCGTGATCAAGTAAATGGTGTAAATAGATTTCTTGATACTTTTAGAAAACAAAATATAAGAGTAAATGAAAGTATTTCAAATCTCAACGCACAATTATCTACAGCTAGGACTACTTTTCGTGAGGCAACTGCTGGAACAAAACAGCAAGTACAGGCAGCAAAAGATTTATTACTAGCAAATGAAAACTTAAATAAAGGATTAATTCAACAACAACAGTTATTAGATGATTTGTCGGGTGCAACAGCACAAAAAACAGCAGCAGATAATAAAAAGTTACAAGAAGCATTATTAAGGCTTGAAACAAAACAAACTCGTAATTTAGAAAAACAATTTAAAACAAGAGAGGATTTTCAAGATGAATTTAAAAATGAAATACAAAAAATTAATAAACAAAGACAAGATGAAAATAAACTTTTAAAAGCTAATGTTCAACAAACAAAAAATAGTGTTGCAGAGGAAATTAAAAAGAAATTTAGTATTATGGCTTCTCAAAAAACAAGAAAAGCTGCGTTTCAACAATCTGTAAGAGAATTTGAATTAGAAAATAGAATTAATAAAGTTTTACAAAATAGACAAAGATTACAACGGAGAAGACAAAATTTAAATCGTGCTACTTCAAACGCATTAATAGGTGGTGCTTTTCCATTATTGTTTGGACAAGGTGCAGGTGCTTCCGTAGGTGGTGCATTAGGAGGTTTTGGTGGTGGATTATTGGGTGGACAATTTGGTTTTGCTCTTTCACTCGTAGGTACAAGTTTAGGTTCTGCTGTAGATAGATTTGTCGAAGGTGCAAGAAAAGTAGGGGAAGCAATGAATGAAAATGGTAAAGAATTTGATAGAGTTCAAAATATTATTGGGAAAGAAGGTGCTAATAAATTAAGTGCATTTGCTTCAAGTACAAAGACTTTATCTAAAACATTTGGAGATTTTATACTTGGAGCACAATCTGGTGTTGCTGGATTAATAGGTGCAACTGGAATTTTAAATAATTTAATTTCTGGCATGCAAATGAGAATAGCAAAAGCACAAGCACAAAGATCATCAGAATTTAAACAAAGGGTTCAAGGTTTAAGAGGGCAAGGTGGTCAAGGTGCAAAAAGAAGGAATATATTACAACAAGAAACGGGTAGACAATTTGATATAAATGCACAAAGATTTGCAAATCAATCAGCAGATACAAGTTTTGAATTAATACAAGCTGAAATAAAAGGTCTAGAAAGAGAGGGATTTTTACATGATGCTAATACAGAAAAGATGAGAAAGGCTTTAGAAGTTCGTTTTCAACATCAAGATATTATGGAAAGATTAGAAAAAGCAGGAGCAACAATATCAGAACAAGAAAGTGAGCTTATATTAGGTTTGTTAAAAGAAAAACAATTAAGAGAAGATAATTTAAATATACAAAAAGAAATAACAAATATTATTGCAAATGACATGGGTAATGGTATTAAGGATCTTATTACAGGTGCTCAATCATTCAATGATGTTATGAGAAATGCTTTAAACAATATGGCAAATGCTTTTTTAAATTTAGGTATTTTTGGTAATTTTGGTGGAAGTTTTGAAAAAGGTAAAGGTCTTTTAGGAACGATTTTTAGAGCAGAAGGAGGACCAGTAAAAGGAGGTAAATCTTATATCGTTGGAGAACGTGGTCCAGAAATGTTTACACCTGGATCTTCTGGAATGATTACACCAAATCATGCTCTTGGTGGATCTACAAATGTAATAGTAAATGTAGATGCTTCTGGTTCTTCAGTTGAAGGTGATGAACAACAAGGTAGAGAACTTGGTCGACTTATATCTGTAGCGGTACAATCTGAATTAGTACAACAGAAAAGACCTGGAGGTTTACTTGCATAATGGCTACTTTTCCTTCAATTACTCCAACATACGGGCAACAAAAAAGATCCGCACCTAATACTAGAACAGTTCGTTTTGCTGATGGTTATGAACATAGAATATTATTTGGATTAGCACAACATCAGAACCCAAAAATATTTAATCTAACTTTTAATGTGTCAGAAACAGACGCAGATACAATAGAAACATTTTTAGATGCAAGAGCAAATGATAGTGCTAGTTTTGATTTTACTCCACCAGGAGAGGCTAGTTCATCTAAATTTGTATGTGAAGGATGGAGTAAAACTATTCCGTATTTAAACAGAGCAACAATACAAGCAACATTTAGAGAGGTATTTGAACCATGAGTACTGATCCTGTATTTAGTGAAGTTCAAAAAATAAATCCTTCTGCGATTATTGAACTTTTTACATTACAACTAGATAACTCATTACATGGTGCGAATACAATTTATAGATTTCATTCGGGCAGCAACTTAAATGCAAATGGTGAAATTGTCTGGGCTGGTAATTCTTATCAAAGATTTCCGATAGAGGCTACAGGTTTTGCATACCAACGTGGCCAGATCCCAAGACCAAAACTTGTTGTAAGTAATGCTTTAGGAACAATATCAGCCATACTTTTACTTGTTAATCAAACTACTACAGGTAATGATTTAACAGGTGCTACATTTACCAGAATTAGAACAATGGCAAGATTTCTTGATGCTGCAAATTTTAGTGGTGGTAGTAACCCACTAGGAACTCCTGATCCTACAGCAGAATTTAAACGTCAAGTCTACACAGTAGATCGAAAAGCAACAGAAAATAGAGAAGTAGTAGAGTTTGAATTAGCAGGAGCTATTGATATGGCTGGAGTAAGAGCACCTAAACGTCAATGTACCCGTGCTTTATTTCCTAGTATTGGTACGTTCACGCAATGAGTTGGAAATATAAAGCATTACTTCATGCTCAACGTGAAGATCCTAGAGAGTCTTGCGGACTTCTATTAAACGTCAAAGGTAAAGAACGATACTATCCATGTCGTAATCTTTCAATCACAGATAATCAATGTTTTATCATTGATCCAGAAGATTATGTAAAAGCAGATAACGTAGGTGAAATTGTCGGTGTAGTTCATAGTCACCCTATAACACCTCCAGAACCTAGTCAGGCAGATAAAATCAGTTGCGAACAAAGTAAATTACCTTGGTATATTGTTAACCCTAAAACTGAGCAATGGGGTGAATGTAAACCAGAAGGTTACGTTCCAGATATTTTAGGAAGGCCGTGGGTTTGGGGTGTAACTGATTGCTGGAGTTTGGTAGTTGATTGGTATAAAAAAGAAAAAGGAATTGTTTTAAAAGATTATGCAAGAACTATGACACCAGAGGAGTTTTTAAAAAATCCTTTGTTTGAAGATTATGCGTGGCGAACAGGTTTTAGAGAACTTAGGTCAGATGAACCATGTGAAAAGGGAGATGTGTTATTAATGTCAATATTGCACCCAACTTTAAATCATGTAGCTATTTTTCTTGGAGATATGGTTTTACATCATTTAGCAGATAGACTATCTTGTAGAGAGCCATATTCTGAGTGGTTGTTAAAATGCACTGGTAAGAGGTATCGCTATGCTCAGAAAAGTTAAACTTTATGGAGAATTAGCTGACTTTATAGGTCATAAAGAATTAGATGCTGTAATAAATTCTACTGCTGACGCAATACGTTTTCTTGTTAGCAACTTTCCAAGTTTAGAAGCACATATGGCAGATAGATATTATAAAGTGCTTGTTGATGATTATGAAATAGGAGAAGAAGATATACATAATCCGATAGGACAATCAGATATAAGTATTGTTCCTGTTATCGCTGGTGCAGGTGGAGGTTTAGGTAGAACTTTATTAGGAGTAGCAATGGTTGGATTAGCATTTGCAATGCCTGGTGCAAATTTTAGTGGGTTGGGATTTTCAGCAGCAAAAGGATTTAGTGGATTTCAAGCAGCTATAGGTAATATTGGTATTGCATTGACTTTACAGGGTGTAAGTCAAATGTTATTCCCTTTACCTCAACCACAGGATTTTAGTAACGAAGAAGATCCAAGAATATCATTTAGCTTTTCTGGTGTTCAGAATACATCAAGGGCTGGTACTTCTCATCCAATAGCTTATGGTGAGATAGTAACAGGATCAGTTGTTATCTCTGCTGGTATTGACACTAATCAGGTAACAGCATGACAGATAAAATCATTAGAGGTTCTGGTGGTCCTCCTCCCACTCCACCCTCTCCAACAAGAGCACCTGATACTTTAAACAGTAGGCAGTTTGCTACGATTCAAGATTTATTATCTGAAGGAGAGATAGAAGGTTTTGCTACTCCATCAAAAGCAGGACTGACAAAAGGAACTACTGCTTACAACAATGCAGCATTGAAAGATATATTTTTAAACGATACTCCTATTCTTAATTCCAGTGCCAGCAACACTAATCCTCAAACAGCAGATTTTAACTTTCAAAATGTAGGATTTACACCTCGTTTTGGTACAGGAAATCAAGAGCATATTCCTGGTATTGAAAGTAGTCAGTCATTAACAAGTGTAGGAGTAACAGTAACAGCTTCTTCTCCTGTAACTCGTCAGATAACAAATACTAATGTTGATGCTGCAAAAGTTACAATTACATTTCCTCAGTTACAAAAAGCTACAGATGAAGGAGATTTACTTGGTTCTACTGTCGAATTAAAAATACAAGTTCAATACAATAGTGGTGGTTTTAACGATGTTTTATCAGACACTATTACAGGTCGTACTGCTGATGCGTACCAGAAAGAATATCGTGTAAATATTACAGGTGCATTTCCTGTAGATATTAGAGTTGTAAGAATCACAGCAGATAGCACTTCATCACAATTAGTAGATGCTTTTACTTGGACAAGTCTTGGTGAAATTGTTGATGATAAACAAAGATATTTAAACAGTGCTTATACCAATTTAAGAATAGATTCTGAGCAGTTTAGTTCTATACCAAAAAGAGCTTTTCGTATTCGTGGTGTAAAAGTGAGAATCCCTGGTGCAGGTGCAGGTGGATCTGGTACACCCTCTGTTGATTTGCAAACAGGAAGAATAATCTATCCAAGTGGCTATATCTTTAATGGAACAATGGGTGCTGCCGTTTGGTGTTCATGCCCTGCAATGATATTGCTTGACCTGTTAACTACTGAAAGATATGGATTTGGAACGCATATTACAGACAGTAATTTAGATTTATTTAGTTTTGTGGCAGCCAGCAGATATGCAAATGAATTGGTATCAGATGGTTTTGGAGGACAAGAAGCTAGATTTAGTTGCAATGTAAATTTACAAGGATCTATGGAAGCGTACCAGTTAATAAATGAATTAGCTGGTGTTATGAGATGTTTTCCTATATGGTCTGAAGGTTCTGTAACTATTACACAGGACAAACCAACAGATCCAAGTTATCTATTTAGTTTGGCAAACGTAGGTGAAGGTGGGTTTTCATATTCTGGTAGTAGCTTAAAGCAAAGACATACTGTTATCTCTGTTAGC